AAGACAATTTGTAATTTTTCATAAGAAATAAGTATTTCCTTTTCATATTCGGTTATAAATTCTTGTAATGTTACCTTATTATATGCATTGAACATAAATCCCCCTTTAAAAACAACATCATATAAAAATAATGACGCGCTATATTGACATAGTGCCCCACTATCGGCAATATAAAAAAGCACCGCAAAATCGGTGCATAGGCGTGGAAACCTATCAATACACTCAAAGGGCAAATAAACACCGCTCTAAGCGGATTTTTTTTGCTTAAAAAAAGTCGCATCTGCTAGACTTGTCATGGTAGATCGGCAGGGCAGTCTTTGACTGGCCGTTTCTTTGAGTGCGGTATTTCCACCCCTGTCGGTCTGCCACCATTCCGTGGAAAGAATGGCGGTAGGTTTTAAACCTATACTCAAAGGAATTTCGTCATGAAAAGACAGATTCAAGCCCGTGCATCTGCACACCTCAAAAATCCCCACATCATTGAACATACCCCTATCGAAGACTGGGCAGCCTACGAACAACGCCTAAAAAAACGCAAATTTCAGCAAATTCTTAAAAATACCTTCGAAGGCATGGCATTCATTTGTATGGCAGTGCTAACGTTCTCCATTCTTTTTTTGGGGGAATAAGCGCATGCTTTTTAATGAAAATATTATCCCTTACGTGCCCATTGCACCACGTGTACAAGCCAGTAACCCCAAAAGCCAACTGCTTTGTGAAAAGCTGTTTGAAATGATCGATCGTTGTGTCAAAGCACAAATCACCTTTAATCATGACACAGCAAAAGGACTGCTTTCAGTTAGTCCTGATCAGTTAAATGATTTGTTGCGAGAACTATCTAAAAATGATCGTAAGACCAAAGACTTAGATATTGATGTATTAAAGCAATCTTTGGATGACTTGATATATCCTAAGTTTAATGGCGAACTTACGGTAATAAGTCACATTTGGAATCAAGAAGAGATACGTGTTTGGCAATTTCAATTAAATCAAATTGATAGAGCTAATCCTATGCAAACACTTGATAAAGAATTACTTTTAGACCAAACATTGTCCAATCTCCGTATTTGGAGACAATCTCTCGAAGCAGCAGGCAACGATAAAGACGTAACGTATAGTAATAATGATCTGATTTATAAGCTCATGGAGCTAGAACATAAATTGGAATTGGTCCAAAGCCAAATAGAGGAATAGAAAAAAAAGCCCACTTCAAAGTGGGCTTTTTTTATTCTTTTTTTTCAAATTGTTTAAAAACCTCTTCATCAATAAGATCTGACAATCCTTTTTCATTTACATAATGAAGAATTTCATTTTTCATATGTTCTTTATGATGCCTACGAATTTGTTCATTCTTGATGTATTGAGTACCAAAAATATCATGAAGTTGAGTTGTACCAATATCATTTATTTGCGTACTGTCACCCTGAATCTTAAGATGTACATCCAGAACATGATTTATAAAATTAGATTCTCGTTTTCCTGAATTATTTGCTTCTTCCACATCGTTAAAATAATTAGAGTCTAAATTATTAGTCATGACATAGTTCATCATGACATACTCACCTTGAGTAGTTTGAAATTGAGGTGATCGATAAAAGAATGAGCAAACTCCAGCAATATTTAGTCCAACTCGTTCTGTAGGATGTGGGTATCTAGGGTGTTCATTTTCTTTATAATATTCAGCATAAAGTTTATTAAATACTTTAACCATTAATTGACAATATGCATTTTTGTCTCGTTTAGTTTTTTTATCGTACTTGTAGTCTTTCTCAATAATATTAATTAAATTAATACCATAGGTATAAAAGGCTGTAGCCATACGTCCTGCAAGAAAATCTGCATGCGCTTCCATCGCAGAAAATTCTACGTTTTGCTCTGGTTTGTATACGCTATGATTATTTAAACAGTGAGCCAATTCATGGCAGAAAATGATCACGTATTCCATCAATTCTACGATATCATTTATCGTGTAATTTCCTGCATCGCTCATATATTTTATTAGATATTCATTGAGTTCTTTCTTTTTATTGGCTGAAAACTCAGGTAGAGAATTACCTTTATCGACAGGTAATACATTAAATTCTATTAATTTTTTTAAATCAGCACATAAGAACGTAAATAATTGTTTTACCTTGATTTTTGACATGTATAAATTCTTCCCGCCCGAAGTTATTTAATTTCAGCTTCTTTAGCCATTACTTTCCCCAGTCCAAGCAATGCTTGCTGCGCTTCAGGGCTTAACTGTCTATAGGCCTTTAATAACACACTTTCTTCACTGGTTAGTCCTGAATAATCAGGATCAATTCCAAGTAACACATAACGAATATCGATTCCTTGTTGCTGCAGTTTAGCCAAATAGACCCACTGATCTGGCACTTTGTTGCGCACATAATTACCTAACGTATTTTCATGTGCATCAATGCTCCTAGAAAGGGGTTTGGCTTTCAAATTCTTACGTTCCAACTCTTCCGAGAATCTTTGCGTAATTTCCATAGTTAAATTTTCGGACATATATTTCACCGATACTTATTGATAGAACAAATATTTATGCTATAGTGACCCGTAGCACATCACTATAACCGTAGGATACTGTATGGGTACAGAAACTTCACCTCAAAATCGCCCCAGATCAAAAAAGATCACTGGCGGGCGTGTTCGGTTCAATGTCTATCTCCCCAAAGAAGAAGCAGACGCTATTAATGAATTGGCAAATCAAACACAGCAAAGCCAATCGAGCATTATTACCAAGTTCTATTTATTAGGTAAAAACATCAATCAAGAGGGTTAAAACTATGTCCTTAAAACATCGTCGTATAAAAAAACAACTTCGTGATAACCGCTTCAGCATTAACTTAACGAATGATGAAACCGACTTACTCACAGCAGCTTCAAATTTATTAGGTATTGAAATTGGTGTGCTCATTCGTCAAATGGCAATGAAGCAAGCTATTCATACCTTAGTAGATGATTCTGAAGATGATTTTAATTTGTACGAATTTTTAAGTGAAGGTGCAAACAAGCAGCTATCTAGGAGCTGAAAGAATGCTCAAACACGAAATAGCACTTTCAGAGCAAGAACTAAAAATCGTGAAAGAAGTGCAAAAGCAACTGGGACTTACTTCAGTTGAAGAAACAATAGAATTTCTGACCAGAGAGCGTATTCAAGAAAAATTGCTCAATTTGGCAGGAGATGAAGTTAAACGTAAACGGCATTTGTAAGAAGGTAGTTTAATCAAATGATGTTCCCAGAAACACAAAGACAGGTTGAACAAAAACTTGAACATGTTTATGGCTTTAAACGTAAACCTTCAACAAATGGCGATAAGCTCCGTGGTAGATGTCCAGACTGTAATCATAAAGAAGCATCAGCTTGGGCATTTGCCGAAGAACCGTGGGTAGTTTTCTGCCCACGTAAAAATGAATGTGGTCACGAAAATCATGTACGTGACCTTTTTCCAGAACTGTTTGAAAAATGGGAAAAGCGATTTGAGCCAACCCCACAAGATCCTTTACGAACAGTAAATGCATATCTTGTAGAAGAACGTGGTTTTCCATTAGAACAGTTAAAAGGTCTATATGCTCAGGAATCAATTACACGCTATAAACCTAAAAAAACGACATCCATAACACTCCGTTTTCCAATCACAGATGAAAAAGGGAATGAAGGTTGGTGGCAACGTATCTTGGATCAGCAAGACGTATTGCCTAAAACCTCATTCAAGGAAGATTGGTCTTCAACGGGGCATGCTTGGCTCACACCAAATACCAATTATTTCGAATCTAAAGAAATTTGGATTACTGAAGGTATTTTTGACACCATCGCACTATGGCTTTCAGGCATTACCAGTTTTTCAGCCCTAACTAGCAATAATTATCCAATCATATTTCTAACCGAACTTATCCAAGAATGTGAAAAAACAGGTCAAACGCTGCCAAAACTGGTGTGGGCATTTGACAACGACGAAGCAGGTCATAAAGGTATTTTAAAAAATATCGAATTGGCAAAAGCAGCAGGCTTCGAATGTGAAGTTGCACTACCACCAGGTGGACGAAAAAAACAGGATTGGAACGATCTTTATAAGCAAGACCGCCTGAAATTTACCGACTTAGAAACCTATAAATATTACGGTGCTCTGCTTGTTGCAGAGAAAGCTGTGGATAAAGGCATACTTATCTACAAGCACAATGGTATGAAATCTTTTCCATTTGATTTTAATAATCAAGTGTTTTGGTTCAAGCTAGACATGGATAAATACGATGACTATATAAAAGGTCTCCATACCCCAGATGACAATGAGGATTGGGCACAGGAAGAAAAAGACTTATTACTAGCTGAACGTAGAAATTCTGCACTGGAGCATGCTTCAACTGTGGAAATTATGATGGAATGTCGTCCGTATGGTTTGTATTACCAATATCAAAAGGAAATTGACGAAGCATCTTACTTTTTCAAAGTTGATTTCCCTCGCGGTGGCCAAACCATAAAAAACACATTTACGTCATCTCAAATTACATCTGCAGGTGCATTTGGTGAACGCTTAACGCACATTGCACCAGGTGTTTTTTATGAAGGGAACAGTAAGCAGTTGCTCGCATTTCTTAAGCGAGAACTTCGGGATATTAAACGTGTTGAATTAATCAATTACGTGGGATATCACAAAGAACATCAAACCTATGTTTTATGTGATATCGCAGTTCAAAATGGTCGTCGCTTTAGGATTAACAAAGAAGAGTATTTTGAATTACCTCGTAAAATTAACCTAAAAGCACGTGCACCATTCCCATTAGAAATTAACAACAATGCCAGTGACTATACCGATGCGTGGGTAAAGGATCTTCTCGATGCATACGATGTTCGAGGCATGGTGGCATTAACTGCATTCTTTGGAAGTCTTTTTGCACAGCAAATTCGAAGCATGCATAAATCATTTCCATTTGTAGAATTAGTAGGTGAACCAGGAACAGGTAAATCCACACTCCTTTCTTTTTTATGGAAATTATTTGGACGTTCAAACTATGAAGGTATCGATCCAAGTAAATCATCAATTTCGGGTTTATTACGTACTTTCCGCCAAGTTTCCAATTTACCTGTCGTTTTACTTGAGTCAGATCGTGAAGGGGACAAAGGTACAGTAAAGCAATTCGACTGGAATGCACTTAAAACCTTATATGACAACGGTTCACTAGGGGCAAAAGGTGTAAAAAATGGCGGGAATGAAACCTATGAACCACCATTTATGGGGACGTTGATCATCAGCCAAAATGCTGAAATTGTTTCAACTGAAGCTGTGATGGGACGTATTGTTCAGTACAAATTCTTAAAAGAACAAATGTCCAAAAAGGGCTTATATGCCTCACGTAATTTAGAACGTTATGAACAGTCACAGCTAAGCCAATTTATTCTACTTTGTGTCGAAAAAGAAAAGGCAATCCTAGAAGCCTATCGTTTAGGCATGGAAAAGTACGATGAAGTACTTCACAACGAAAAATACAACATTAAAAGTTCTCGAGTTATTCATAACCATGCACAGATGTTGTCTTTATTCGATGCTTTGTGCATCCATGTCTTAAAAGATTTAGTACCAGAAACCGTACAGCAAAAGGTTCGCTCTGAATTATTTGAAATGGCTCAAAACCGAGACAAAGTGCTTAAGTCAGATCCAATTATTGTTCAAAACTTCTGGAATACCGTCGAGGAAATGGAAGATTCAATCAAGAATCCTACCCATGAAACGGTACTCAACCATTCAGCTAAACCAGATTTATTCGCAATCAATTTTGCTCATTTATACAAAGTCGCAGCGGATTATCGCTATCCACTACCAGATGTAGGTGAATTACAAAATGCGCTGCGTCATAGCCTGCATTACCGCTTTGTCGAAGCTAATAAAGCCATTCAAAGCAAAATTAGCAGTACCACAAAACGTTGTTGGATTTTTGAAAAACCAACATCACAACGGGATTAATCCCAACTTTAGGAGAACCAACCATGACTCAAACTTCAATTTTTTCAGATGTACGTTTAATCCCAGAATCAGGGCGCGAAGTTGTACTTAATATGGTGACAGGACAAATTATTTCACCTGCTATTTATAGTCGCAAGTTAGAACTTTTCAAATGTCCAGCAGGGACTGTACGTCCGTACATGATTAAGAGCTGGGCTTATTTAGATGATGTCAATCAGGCATTAGGGCTTGAAGCAATTGATCAAGAAACATTAGGGAAACTCAATCAACAAGCAAAGGATGAAAAATGTAAGTGTGATATTCCAAATCAAATTATAGATATGGTGCTGAAAGATTTTGGTGATGTTCTACCAGATTTCATCAAAAAAGATCTTCAAGAAATGAAGTCTAACAATAAGTAATTTAATCAAGCACACATACAGAAGCGGCCACTCCTGTATGTGTCACATCAATCAGTTGGAGAACCAAAAAATGCAAAATGATTCTAACTTAGAAACCTCTCAAGCGGAAAAAATTGTAAAGAGTCGATCTAATTCTAATTATCGTTGTAATTGCGGAGGTTTAATCCTTCCAGATTTTGAAGCCTACCAAGTTGGTGATGAAGTCAACTTTATGATCCAGAAACGTAAAAGCATAGGCAATGGCAATATCACAGTTAGCCAATCTGCCCATTCTGGAAAAATTACTAAAATTGATGGTGATGACATCACTGTAAAAGCCCCAGTCCGTACCTATGTGCTTTCACGTTATGAAATTACCCCAAAGGATGCACCAGGACCAATTGAATATTTTCGGATCGGTCGATGCCGTTGTGAATTAGATGACAATCATCAGGGAGCAGCTTAATAGAGCACCCCTCATGCACCTCCGTTCGGAGGTGCATTCCTCTAAAATATCTTTCAAATATATAAATACTTAAATGTAGGTTTAAACATGTCTGCAGGTTTAGAAGTACGTGGCAAAAGCATGCGTATCTGGATGAAACCACATTCATCCGAGCCAAAAATTAGTGAAACTTTAGATTGGCCATTCACACCAGAAAATGAAAAGCGAGCAAAGCAACTTGCAGAGCTCATTAAATTGGAGATCCAACTTGATCAATTTAGTTTGGCCAAGCATTTTCCAAACTCAAAAAATCTAAAGAAGAACCAAATTAGCTACTATGCCAATTTGTATCTAACCATCACCATTAAGGAGGTAGCCCCAAGTACTTTCGATTCATATAAAGGTCATGTAAACAATCATATTTTGCCAAAGTGGGGCAAACTGCACCCCAAAGACATTAATACCAATATGTTGAAAAAGTGGATCGAGCAGTTAAAGGACACATTGAACAACAAAACAGTTCGAGAGATTCTCACTCGATTATCTCAAGTTCATGCCATTTGGAGAGATGAATTCCAAATTCAATACAATCCTTTTCAAAATATCGTCATCCATCAGACCGATACGCCAGAGCCAGATCCATTTACCAAAACCGAAATTGCAATGATCCTGAATACTGAAACAGATCTCGATATTCAGAATCTTCTGCCGTGCTTATTTTGGACAGGTTTATCAATGTCGGAACAAATCCCAATTGCATGGGAAGACATCGACTTGGAAAAAGGTACGATTCAAATTTCACGATCGTATGTCCGGGGAATTTACCGGGTAACCAAAAACCGCAGACGTAAGCGGAAAATAAAGCTGCTTGAACCAGCAATCACAGCATTAAAAAAACAATATGCGATCACTGGAAACATGCGTGGTAAAACGATTGATATTCTGCAACGTGACAATAAGACCAAGAAAACTGAAAGAGTCCGTTTTGTCTGGATGAATCATGAGAGATCCAATCATTTTGAATATCATGAATTACGCTATCGGTGGAATAAACACCTTAAGAAAGCCAAAGTTCGTAAAAGAGGAATTAACCAAGGCAGACACACCTTTGCTAGTCAGCTTTTAACTTCAGGACAAGTTCCACCTGAATGGATCGCAGAGCAGCTTGGCCACAGTGATACATCAATGATTTACAAACACTATGGGAAGTTAATTGCAGAAGATTTACCTGATTACATTACCAAGTTAAATAACTATATAAGTATGTAATCAAAGTTACTTGAAACTTACTCTACGAATGTAATCGAATGATTTTATAAGTGCCTAATTAATTGGGCACTTTTTTATTTATTACTCCATTACTCTAAATATGTATGACTGTCATTTTGGTCAATTTAAGCTACAAAATCTCAATTCTCAAAAAAGCTCGAAAAAGACAGTCAAAAAGACTTGTTTCTATTAAATAGAGTCAAATTATTCCCATATTTATACTTTTAACAACCTAATGGTTGACTAAGTAATTGATTAATATAAGCAGAGTATTCAATTTGTGATGGGTTCGAATCCCGTCATTCACCCCAATTTCGGAGCATAGCACAGCCTGGTAGTGCACCTGGTTTGGGACCAGGGGGTCGTAGGTTCGAATCCTACTGCTCCGACCATTTATTAAAATGGTCGAGATAAAGATGCCGCGTTAAGCGGTTTTTTTATGTCTAAAATTTAATAAAACGATATTATATCTTGCCAAATTCTCATAACCAGATCGGTAATTAAACTCTCCTTGTTTTATCTTTAGTTTTTTAAATCAAAAAAAGGTTGTCTTCGTGAATTGCTAGACAACCTGAAATATTATAAGCATTGATAAGTTTGTAAGTTATTTTATAGCTTGAATACAGTTGAGCGATTCAAGTCTAAGGGATAATAATAATATTCACGCGACGGTTGGTTGCTCGATTTTCATCAGAGCTATTTCCTACAAGAGGCTGTGAAGAGCCACGTCCAATGGTGTGAAGATGATTGGGTTGAAAGCCAGTTTGAAGAAAAATTGTAGATACACTGGTCGCACGTTTTTCTGACAAAATTTGATTATACGTACTGTCACCAATATCATCGGTATGACCGACAATCTTAATTTTATTGAGTTTGTATTTTTGTAATTGGGTTGAAAGGCGCGTGAGTTCGTCAGTTTGCTCAGCTTTAATCTCATAACTGTCAAAACTAAATAATAAGCGCTCGGGTAAGCGTAGACTCCAGCCTTCATCAGTTAATACGAAGCCTTCTTTTTTCAGCATGCGAGCTTGCTTGTAGTTTAAATGCCCCCAACTGGCACATGCGCTTAAAATGCTACTGAGCAATAGAATGAGTGCGAGTTTAATAGGGCGAGAAAAAGTTATCATTGTAAAGTTCCTAGCGGAGAGAGAGGTGCCAGCCTTGTTGCAATGTTTTTGCTTTATACATTGCACTGTCAGCGGCAGTGATGAGATCTTCAGGGCTATGTGCTTGCTCGGTTGAAGCGATCCCGATGGAAAAGCTGAAATAAATCTGGTGTTGATCAAAATGAAGCGGTTGTTCGCAGCATTTCAATAAATTTTCACTAATTTTGGTGAGGTGCTCGGTCTTGGAGACGTTGCGAATGAGGACAGCAAACTCATCTCCACCCAGACGTGCAATAAAATCATCTTGTCTTAAGCAGTTTTTCAAACGCTTCGCCATTTCCTGTAATACTGCATCACCCGCCAAATGACCATATTGGTCGTTGATTTCTTTAAAGTTATTAT